CAGCCGAGATCGGCGTCTGCCGGCAGGGCAAAATTGTCGCTGTCGGTGGCCGAGGGGGACCGGGTTTTCCGCCCATCCGTCCCAGCGCCTGCCGAGGGTTGCTTGATATCGAGATCCGTGGTCGATCCGCCGCCGCGATCGGCCTTGTGTGTAACACCGGCAATCCGGTAGGTGCCGTCAACGCCTGCCCGTGCACCGGACAACGTGAAGGTTCCTTCTGCCTGGGCTTCTGGCGCGAGGTCGAGCGACACGCTTCCTTCGCCGCCATCGCGCTCCGCCGCCGCCTTGCGGCCATCGACCATGCCTTGCGCCTGCTCCTCGTCGGCGGCCAGCGTGCCAACCTCGTCGGAAGCATCCGCATCGACCGAGGTCTCCACTTCGATTTCCTTGAAGCTCGCCGTCTTGCGATCAAAGTAACGCACCTTGGCGGAGCCGAATTTTGCGCGGCCGACAAGTGGTGCGATATCCCAGGAAATGACGTTTTGCCCGACAATTCCCGCGATCACTGGCATGTCACTTCCTGTCGCATTGGTGCCATCACCGCGCTTGACCAGCACCGCCCGGTCACCCCGGATCTTGAAGGTGCCGCCGAGTTCACGGCTGAGGCGCTGGCCGAGATGCAGGAAGCTTTCGCCATTGGCTGACCAGTAGTCACGGCGGATGTTGGCAAAGTCCGGCGACAGACTGATGCCGGAAAGGCCAGCGTTCTTTGCCGCCTGACCCAGGAAGTCCTGCAGGGTGGCGTCGTCCATGTGGAAGTTTTGCCCCTGCTTCTCTTTGCCCTTCACATCGAAGCCTTTGGCGCTCACAGCCAGTGTGCGCCCACCGCCCCGCGAACCTGACGAACGAACGCTATCGACCTTGCCGGTAAAGACCGAGACCGATTGTAGATAGACCTTCACCAGTGCACCTTCCGACGGCAGCTTCAGTACGCCATCGGTATCGTCGAGATCGAGCGAACAGGTGTCGGAAGCAGATCCGTCTTTGTCAGACACGGAAATTCGGGTGAGATACGGCTGCATAGCCGCTGTCATGTCCTGCCCGTTGACCAGGACGCGCCAATCAATTGACCAAGCCATCATCAATCTCCGAACAAGGAGACGACAGCCCGCGCGGCAAACACCCGCTGCGGCTTGTCCGGAAGAATGACACTTGTTCCGAGCGGGAGAACCGCGCCGAGGCTGGCCACGCCAGGGTTAAGGTCCAGCGCCTGTTCCACCAGCACCTGGCCGTCCACCCCATAGGCGCGGTAAAGGAGGAGGTCGATGGTGAGCCCCTCGCGCCGAATATCCACGGTTGTCGGCATGGTCATTCCCCCAAATCGAAGAGAGAGAGGAGATTGCTGATCTGGTTCACGTCGGCCGTCTCCGATGGGACCTTGATGAGCGCAATGCTGTGTTGGACGAAAAAGCCGACACCATCGCGCATGATCTCGCGATGGGTTTCCGACACGCTTTCGATGACAAAATAGCCGAGGCGCTTGCCATCCCCCCGTTGTACCGCCTGTGGTGCACCGGAGAGCCGCAGGCGGTGCACGGTCTCGAGCGTGTCGAGACCGCCGATCTTGAAGGGCAGCAGTTGCCCGGAGAGGGTGAGCTTGTCATCACCCTCTCCCATGTACTCGCGCCGTTGAAGCGCGCCGATCAGCGGTTTTGCAGCGAAGTCAGCCGAGGCTGTGCGCTGCACTTCGTCGATGCTGAAGGGGCGTGTGTCGAGCGCAAGAGGACCAATCCAATAGAGCATGTGATCCCCTCCTTCAGGCGACGCGGTAACTCATGTCGGCCTGGAGCCCGGCCATGGTGTCGCGCAGGCGCCGCTCGATGATCCCGATGACCTGGTTGCTCAGTGTCTCCGGATCGTTGACGCCGTGGTTGACCATCTGGATCTCGATGTGCACCGGCATCGACGGGGCAACACTTCGAGGATTTCCGGCCATCGACGGCGCGGTTCCTTGATGCGCGGATCCTCTTGGCTGTGCAGACACACCAGATGGCGACAGCATGTCAGCCGTCTCATCCGCTGTGTGGACGTAGCCATTGCTCCTCGGCGTGATCAGCTCCGGCCCTTCTTCGCCAACCAGATAGGTCCGGCCGCCGAGGATCGCGCCACCGGCGGCGCGCCCCGGCACGGGCGGTGGCGCACTCGCTCCACCCACCAGGCCGAAGGTGAGCTTTGAGGCAAGATTGCGCGCCGCCGCCGCGGCACTGTCGAAGGCACTTTTCAGGCGCTCCTCGATATAGGACACGATCTGCCCCATCACTTCACGCATGCCGGTCCACAGCGACTGCATCAGCTGTTTGCCCGCCTCGATCATCTGGCCGGCGAGCCCGGAAAGGCGTGCCGGGATCTGGTCGAGTCCGGCCACCATTTCGCCGACGAAGCTGCTGATCTTTGCCGGAAGCGTCGAAAGGCTGGTGATCATCTCAGCGACATAAGCCGCAACAGCGCCCGGGAGCGCCGCGACCTTGGCAATCACCTCGCCGATCGTCTGGCCGATCGACACCCCGAAGCTGCGCCATTGTGCAGACGTCGCATCAACCGGTTCCGTCAGCTTTGAAAACCAGCCGAACAGCGTGCCGACCGCATTGGATACCGCGTCGAAAACGGGCGTCAGTTGCGGGAAGGCCTGCATGATGCCCTCGCCGATGCCGGCGAACATCTCCTTGATGCCGGACCAGTTATTGTAGATGAAGGCGCCCGCTGCACCGATGGCCACGACGGCGGCCCCGACGCCGGTGGCAATCAGCGCGACCTTCAGCGCGGTCAGCGCCCCCCGTACGACTGCCATGCCGGCGGCGGCCAAGCGCGCGGCAGGCCCTGTCGCGGCGAGCTGGGCATTGGCACTGGCCAGCGCCACCTGGGCTGCTGCCGCTTCACGACCGGCCGTTCGGACAGCCGCGTTGGCGCTTTGCAGCGAAACACCCGCCACCTGGCCCTGTCGGGCGAGCGCCTGCATGGAGACCGCGCTTGCGTAGGCTGCCCGGCTCTGGTCTGCCATGGCGCGAGCGCCGGCTGCAGCCTCAACGGCCGCCTTGCGAGCAGTTCCACCGGTCATGGCCGTTCGCATGGACGCGAAAGCCGTCCCGACCGTCCCGGCGGCTGCCGACAGCGAACCAAGGCTGGTCACCGCCGCCGTCAGTATACCGCCCTTCAGCCACAGGAAGGAGAACTGTGCCGCGATGCTGGCGATGCGGAGCGCCACCAGCGCCGTCGTGGTTGCAATGATGGCTTGGGTCAGCGCCGGATGCGCATCGGCAAATTCCGCCAAGCGCATTACGATCGGGCCGAGCACATCCATGATCCGGTTGAGTGCCGGCAAGAGGATGCTGCCGATCGTCAGGCCGAGATCGTTCAACTGGTTCTTGAACCGCTGGACGGCAAATTCCGTTGTCTGCGACCGCTTCGTGAATTCCGCGCTGACACTGCCGGCATAGCGGGTCTCATCGCCGACATAACCTAGGGCCTGGCGCAGGAGATCGACATTCGACAGGAGCGGCGTGAGTGCCGCCGCCTCCTGGCCGAAGAGATCGGACATCACCGCTGCCTGCATATGTTCCGGGATCTGGCCGAGCTTCTCGATTACCTTCAGCGTGGTGCCGACGGCATCCTTCTGCATCGCCTTGGCCACCTTGGTGCTGTTCAGCCCCAGCACCTTGAAGGCAGCCATTTGCGATTTCGTAGCGCTCGATCCGCGGGTCAGCGCCCGACCCATGTTTTTGAAAGAGGTCGCGGCGACGTCTACTTCGGCGCCAGCCGCCACCATAGCTGACCCGAAGGCGAGCGTTTGTTCCTTGGTGAAGCCGAAGAATTCGCCCTGCACCGCGACACGCCGGGAAAAATCGACGAGCTGCGGCGCATTGGATGCCATTTTGTCGGACATGTAATTGATCGCGTCGGCATAACGCGCCGTCTGATCGATCGTGAGGTTCATCGAAGACTGGATTTTGGCCAAGTCCTCGCCGGCCTGCGCACCCGTCACACCCCAGGCAAGTGCTGCCTTGGCCGTCATGCGGGTGAAATCCAGAAGATCCTCTTGCGCCACGCCGGCCGCAGCCGCTTCGGCCGAAAGGGCGGCAAGCTCGGTGACCGCCATCGGGATCTCCGAGGTCGCCACCCGGCGAAGATCCTTGCCATAGGCGGAAAGTCCCTGAGCAGAGAAATCCGTGACCTTGGCGACATCTGCCATGGCGCTTTCAAACGCGATGGCGGATCGGATCGGCGCGGAGACAGCCTGCGACAGTGCATAGGCCACAGCCGTCGCCTCCGCCATGCGTCCGCGCATCGCGTCGAGCTTGGCATTGTTCTGATCGATGCGGCCGCGCATCTGCTCGACCGCGCGGGCTACGCCCCTGGCCGGCGCAGATACTTTGTCGAGCAGCGAAACGATCAGCTGGGAGGTGAGACTGGACATGAAAATCCTGCTTGACGCATGCAACCTGTGCGTTACGGTCTCTCAACCAAGGAGAGACTAAAACATGCAGATGCGGGTTTTATGGGTGGCGATTGCGGTGGCGTTGCCACTGCCGGCGATGTCGCA